CGATTGCCAATAAAACAATTAAGAGATCCAATCTGAGCGTGAAGTGGGCTTTCCACACAATCCTCTGAAAGAGGGGGTGTTAATGGTTTAATTGAGCGAGTAGTACGGGTTAGTTCAAATGCGGGAGGGTTAAAACGAAGAGAGCGCACACGGGATCTAATGGGCATGGCGAATTCCAAATTGGAAGCGCCATGTGCTACAAGAATATAAGATACAGTTGAAGAAACTAAGTCAGGAGCGACTAGAGGGTTAAGAACTTCAATAATAAATTTTCCTGTACAACGTTCGTTATAAGTAGCATTGCGAGAGGTCATTTTCCAGTCAGTAGATGAGGTAAATGGTACATGGAATGTAAAAGTGTCAGAGGAGGAGAGATCGAATACTTCTGTTTTAGCATAAGTCATCATATTATCAATATCCTGCAAGTTTGAATTAGTAGCGTTTGCATAAGGGTAGTATGCACAGCGAAGTCGTCCAGAATGAAATTTGGTTTTAGCGAAATGAAATGTATAAATCAAATCACCTCGCCATAGTCCAAACTGCTGCGACATTAGCCATGCATATGTTCCATTAGCATAAGCGTTAACAGAATCTTGTAAGATATATAATTGAGCCGGTGAAACTTCAATATCAAACAAAGAAGCTCCTGCGACATCAGTTTTCTTCCATGAATAAGTTTGAAGAGCGGCAGGTCGAGTGACTAGATTAGAAATAGACATTTCGTCATCTGAGGTAGCGAAGAGGGCAGGGTCAGTTTCGAGTTCGTTATCTGCTAACAGTGATATTTTATGAGAAGAATCAACACCATTACTATTAAACATATAACTAACAGGTTGTTGTTTCACTTTAGTAATAGGAACTTGTGACGTGGGTTTAGAGAATCCAAAATAGGAAGCAATAGAGGCTGTGGCATTAGAAATCCATTCCACTGGTTTAACAATGGACGAAAGTCCGAGACTAGGAGGCACAGAAGCTGCAACTGCAGCTACTGATCGCGCAAAGCCTGATATTGTACCAGTTTGTTCTCGAGCAGCAAGCTCATTACCAATTTGGGCTTCGAGGAGATGACGATCGTCACCATCATCTTCACACAAATTAGTAATGGGTTTGATGATTGCGTCACCAATTTGAGCAACTAAAGTAGGAACAATACTGTTCTTAGCAGCAGTAGGAGTGGATACAACAGGATTATCAAAAGAAGCAAAGATGGTATAAGGAATATTAGATGCAGCACTAGACACTAAAGGCAGGAGTACAGACACAGTAATAGTTCCTAGAGATCCTTGACCAGTAGCGAGGTTGTAAGCAGAGCGTGGTGAGAGATAAGGGGTTATAAAGCGGGGTCCAGAAGCAGAAGCTATATTAATAATCTGAGAAGGGCAACCAGAGCGACCAGTATAAGTGGAGTTAATGGCAGCGGCTTGAGTAATAGAGTATTTGGAATAAGGTTGATAAGAGACCAACAAAATTCCAGCCTGAGTAGGTTGGGCTGTTAATTCAATATGTAAACGAATCCCAGCATGAAGAAACGTAAAACCGTCCAATTTATTAGAAAGGAGGGCTCTTTGCATCAAAATATCGGGAAAAGTGAGAGTTGCGATGGCAGTGTTAGCTACTTGAGTAGAAGCCCAGGAACCAGAAGCGACACGAACAGGGCGAGTAAGAAAATCGTGTAAAGAGCGATGTCCATGATCTCCCCATTGATTTCGTAATTGGTTAGGTAGTTGAGCAGGGCGTGATGTGTAGTGTTCAACTGGAACACCACCATCGTCGTGGGTAGTTAAGGTAGCGACTGTTTCATTTTGCAATTCACAGGCATCAGTGGAGTAATTAAAGGCGGCAGGGTCAGAATTAGAAGAGTAAGTTTCGAGTTGAGAGTTGTCGTTAGTAAGTTGGGTATTTAAAAGAAGGCATAACTTAGTGCGTTTCTTCGACTACTAGGTCCTTGGATATTGTCAGGGCTGCTGACGACGCATCCTAGGAAATAAACATAAATATGTAACGTCTTTCGTGTAATAGCATTTAACGGTTAAGCATGTAGGAACTTTGACTAGTAGAATTTTATTGTTCTTAATGAGATCACATTACACTCTTTGCTTTCAGATAATCTGTATAATGTAAAAATACAGGCATCTTACGGCCAGTTTGAAGGTAGGCTTTTGCGATGAGGGGCGTCCAAAAATTGAACGCTTCCTCACCAATATACGCTAATTCGTACGCAACGCTGGTAACAGTCATCATCTCATTTTCATGAGAATCAGTCATATTATCTTCGCGCGTCCAATTTAGAATATCGAGACGGGATGAGAGAGTGGCGGGGGCTCCATAGAAGCCAAGGTACTTATCCATTACCCAATATCGTTTCAAGAAAGAAATCTCAGAGAGTGTTTTATACGCTCTAAGCTGACTTTCCTTATCTGCATCTGTGTAAGTCATACCTATACGGGCATAACCTTCAGCTGCAACGATTTGGTTAAACTCGGTGGATATTTCGTCAGAAACATTAACTGCGTTATCATCTCCATAAGAGATCATAGCACAATGTGTTTCAAAGTCGTGGATATTTCGGTTCGGGCACATTTCCAGAAAGACAACACGCATAGACAAACTATTATAAATAGAATTCACAATAGCTGTTATGGGGCATCCTGAGGGAATGGAGTGGGTCCATTGATATAAGTTACCTCTGCACGCGTGTACAGAGTGAACTATATCATTCCAGAGAGTAGTTCGGGCGAGTCGGTTGGTGGGTCCATCATCATACCAATCATTTATGATATCGAGAACTTTCCACAATATTTTGGCGCAAAGAGTGCCATCATACTGTGCAAAGTCCCCATCAAAAACTTTTGGTCCTTTGCTAGTTAACTTATTTGCTAAATGTTGCCATTCGTAAGAATTAGGATCAATTCCTACAGCAATCTCGTTAGAAATTCTATTGTCCATCACATGGGCCATAAACATCATAAAATACTTCCTAAAAAGCACTGTATAATGCATAGGTCCATTAGAGAAGACTCTAGTTTTTCCAATATCAACTTTAGCATGAGGTAAAACTTCATCTTTAAGGGTATCAATCCAAATAATGTCAAGTCGTTGTCCTTTGCGGATTAACGCTTCCTGTTCATCACAATACTTTTTGAGCTCAAGTGCTCCTTCAGTAGTGAAATCCCAGTCGGCGAAACCCATCCAATGAGTTTTTCCTTTTCCTTTATGAGGTAGGCGGCTCCAAGGAAAGCCTGGAGACGTTACACGAGAAATACCATTTATACCATCTTTATCAGAGATGCCACAAATGGCTTCCTCGTGAGTGAGTAAAATCTTGGGGCGGTTTGAACCAACTCTATCAAAATATAAATAACTTTTAACAGAATTAGTAGCGAGATCGAGGTTTTTAGTATTGCACGTTAATGCTTGAAGGCCAGCTTTTTGAATTCCTTTTAACAGGGGATCAATAAGTTCACCTTCAGCATTACGAAATCGTTGTAAGCGGGCAGGTCGTTTAAGGGTAGGTTGATTAGAGGCTAAAAATCGAGGGTCGTTAGGGTGTTTTTCATTCCATACTTTCCATGCAGGTTCACCATCAACAGTTAATTCAGACAATTTTCCATAAATAGAAGATGGCCGAATACGTGTCTTAAGTGATTCTCCTACAGCATTAACTGTACCAATGGGGATAAATTCTCCATCAAATTCAAGTTTCTGTTGCAGGGGCATTTTAAAATCGGGAATGAGCTGATTGTAAACATCAAAGCCTTGACCAATTTGGGCTTCCATAGGGAAGCTTGCATTGATGGCTTCTTGTAAAGTCTCAGCTGTGACTAGAGTAGCATAATTAGAATCTGCGGATCGGTTTGAGCCGGCCACATGCAATCCAATTATTTTTGCGGGGAGTTGGTAATCACTAACTGTGGCTATCATACCACAGTCTCCTTTTTGCGTGTCAATGAGATATGAGATCGTCTGAACAGCATAAACAGTTTGCTTTGAACCGTCGCGCATAGTAAGTGCATAACTGATTTTGTGAGCAACTGTTCCTTTACCAGAGCCTGCAGATAAAATAGGAATTTTATCACAGCTCTTATATCCTGAGAGAGTAGCAGTAAAAGTAGTGAGGCGATGTAAGGATGTTCGAGAAATAAAGTGGCGAGTAAGATCTTTTCCAGGTGGTACGCACCGAGAAAGATCCAATAAGACTAGATCTGTTTTAGACTCTACTTCTCGAATTCGTCGGGTGAAATCATCATAAGTAATAACAATTCCACTAGGTAGATAAGCATTGCGGAGGGTAATACGGGTAGGTGGGTGGTAAGTCATATAAGTGATAAAATGATTACAGGTTAGTAAAATACTTCCTTTAACTACTAAACCATTTCCATAAGCATAAGTGGTTCCATCTTCATACGTTCCTATAATTTGATACTGTTGCTTAGATGCTAAAGAAATGACTTGCATTTGATTTTCATCCAAACAACCTTGGGCGCTAAGATCCGGGTGGGAAATGGGTTCAAGAGAAGAAGGTGTTAATAGGTCAGTGAGTTCAGGTTGATAAGATTCAGTAACTAATTGGGATACAACGCGGGGTTGCGTTTCAGGATGAAACGACTCCGTAACTAAATGCGTGGCTAAACGGGGCTGGTTTTCTGGGTGAAAAGATTCAGTAACTAAATTAGTGGCAACTCGAGGTTGCGTTTCTGGGTGGAAAGATTCAGTAACTAAATTACTCTTAACGCGGGGCTGAGTTTCTGGGTGAAAAGATTCAGCTTCTTTAATATGCTTCCATTTGCGAGAGGCCGAGTTACGGCGATATTTACCAAAAAGTTTATAAGCTAAAGTTAATCCACCTGCCAAAAAGAGAGGTAACAGGATAGAAGAAGAAGTTAGAAAGTCCTTAATACGAGTAAAAATGTTAGTCCATTCAATATTCTTTATAAGATCATAAGCTTTGCGAGCTACGCCAGTAAAAAGTGAAAAAGATTTATAACACAGCGATGCAACTGCATAAAATTTATAAGGTGTAGACACAGACATTTTAAGACTAGTAGAAATAACATCGACAATATCAGTAGTAAAATTAAATGTTTTATTAAGTAAATCAGAGACATACAATGGGCGGGAATTAATAAGAGCGAAAGTTTCAGCTTCAACTTCATATAAAATTTTCTGAGATTCTGAGCAAGACAAAGTAGGGATTAGATCAGTAATAAGAGCATCCTCAGTGGCATCAAGGAATGTTTCTTCGCCATTCTGAGCATGAAGCTCTTCAGCATAGCGTTGAACGTCAGTGAGTAATACGTCAGATTTCATAACACGGTTAGTCATATCTTCCTTTAAAATTGCGGCGAGTTCATTAAATGAAATTGTAGGTAAAGTATTAGGTAAAGTTTTTCCAACAGAAGCCCAAGCGTCAAATTTAGCAAATTCATAAACATTAAGATTAATAGGTGCTTGAGTTCCATCAGGGTTCATAGGGGCAGTTTGTTTGGCTTTGACAGCATCTAAGGTAATAGTAACATTACCTGATGCATCTACACGTTCTAATTGATATTCTTTCTTAATTCTAACTTCATAACAATGAGTGAATCGTCTATAAAAAGCTTCCGGGTACGTAATAGATTCTATCTGGGGAGATCGGTTGTTAGTAGTATACAAAATACATTTTCCATTAAACATTGTAGTGGCTTTTTCAGTGAGATCAGCCATGTGTAAGTTCAGAGGAAACATATTTGACATACGAATAGCTTCCATAAATTCTATGTTAGGTGAGGCGGCTCCATCTTTAAGTTGAAATGCATCGTCGACAGCAACAAGGGGTTGGTTTCTGTAACCATCCCAGTATTCCTGTTCCACTGTGCGTAAATACACGGCTTCCTTAATCTTGTTGGCTAGTCCTAAAGGTTTGAGTATATGAGCGGCTAAGTAGTAAATAAGTGATGACTTACCTACTCCAGAACCACCTGTCAACCAAACCATCTGTGGTTCCATTCGAGGTCCAGAATTCCATACTCCAGACTTTTCAGCTTCAGCTTTCATCTGGGCGCATGTTCTCATGAGTAAGGTTATGTTAGTTATTGTTTCACGGTCAAGGGTTTTGCGATAAGTAGTTAAAATGTTCATTCCAGTAAACCATAATTGCATAATAGTAAAATTAGATTCTTTGTTAGCAATAGCATTCTTAAACACAGTATGATCAGAGTAATGCAGGACATCTTTCATCCATTTTTCAATGTCAGGATATCCTTTAGTGGGGTCAAGGGGGTCGGGTCCGTTAACAGTTTCTTTTACATATGATACTACAGAGTCCCAATGTTTGGCTAAATAGGTATGAATTTCACTGAGGCCTTTGCAAGCTCCAGGTAAATCACGGCATCTACGCAACAAAATATCAGGGGTGGCGGGTTTTCCTGGTAATTTTCCTAAAATAAAAGTAGTTAAAATGGTAGCAATAATTGGAAAAATCTTTGAAGTATGTTTATTAATGAAGAAAAGTAAATCGAAGTTATCAGGAATATTAATTTGACATTCCAAATCGGCAGTGTTAGTAGCTTGAGTGAAATATTCAATAAGTCCTTCGGGAATTGTAATTACAGCTGACAAAATTTGACATACGAATTTAATTAAGGTAGAGAATTGATGTACAATACTGTTAAAAATATACATAGCAACAAAAAATAAAACGGCGATAAGAGCATGTTTAATCGAAAGAGAAATAGGTCCTAGTGTAAGTTGTGTTTCAATGAGGTGTTGTATTTTAGAAGGTAAATCAGTAAAGAAAGATCCAATAGAAGATTTGAGTTCAGCTGTGCTATTCTTAGCATTTTCTTGTAAATTTTGAGCGGCTTTCTGGGTATCAGTAATGAAAGTGGTAGTTTTGGTAGTAAGGTCATCTAAGTTGGTAAGAGATGTATCTAAACGGGTAGTAAGAGTGGGTGCGAGGTAGTTTAAAAGCCCCATTTGAGCTTGGAGCTCAAAGTGCTTTTGATCAAGAGCCTCTTGTCGGTTCAAAAAAGTCCTAAAGCAATTACGGCGAACTTTTTCTTCTTTCTGAAGGTTGGTGATATAACCTCGTGTCTTTTCAATCATGCGTTCACGAGTTTGTTGACGTGCTAACGCAGCAAGTCCTTGCAGACTTTCTTTAGACATCCTACCAGAGGCAGAATATGAAACATTGGTGACTGAGACGTTGTTTTTAAAAATAGATTCCATGGCGATATGAACAGCCGATGAAAGTTAGTGCAACTTAGCTACGTCGAGGTCGGCCCCCCGATTCAATACTAATCCAGGCAATAAGCAAAACTGGGTAGCGCACACTAACTGCTTGATCCTCCACTACGGCACACGGGCGAGTAAAGTACTCCCAAGCGCGTCACGTACGGTTATCAGCACATCTACTACAGAGACGTTTCCAATCCTAGAAGGATTTAAGAGTAAAAACTCAAAAGCTTTTGAAGGCCAGGTAGAGTTCTGTATTCGGATGCGAGGTTCAAGTCTACGATGTAAGCGAGGAGTTTGTTCCAAGAAGTAGTCATGCTAAGAAATCGTTTTCCAAGGTTTATGTAATTACGTTTCTTACGCTGCGACTGGGTGTTCAAGAGGGAGTTCGAGTTGTCATCAAATAGAGAGTTCGGGATTGAAAAATTTGAATCGTCGTCACTAGAAGAGCAACGCGAACAGGAATTGTTCCTGATTAAATAAATGATCAGAAGGGGAATTTATGTCCAACAAGTAAAAAGTAAAAATAAATAGTTGGTGGGCAGATTCAGTTGTAGTTTATGTCTAATTTAAGGCAGGCTATGAAAGTTTATGTCTAATTTAAGGCAGGCTAC